ATGCCGCGCAGGGTGCTGGCGCAGATGCGGGCGATGCGCGCGATGGCCGAGGGCCTGCCGGCGACGCTGGAGCTGCTGGCCGACGTGTCGGGCCGCTCGCTGCCGGCGCTGCGGCGCGATGCCGAGCGCGAAGGCTGGAAGCTGCGCACCGGCACCGGCGACCTCGACGGTCGCCTGCGGGCGCTGGCGGCAAGCGCGCTGGCCAGGCTGGAAGCGGAAGTGGCGCGCGCCGAGGTGGAAGGCGGGCGCATCGACAAATCCGAGATCGAGGCGGTGACGGCGCTCCTGAAGGGCTCCGACCGGCTGATCGACTACCTGCGGCCGACCGGGGCCGCCAACGAGAACCAGAACAAGTCCAATGAAGACCTGGCCGCCCTCATCGACCGCATCGACGGTCGCATCGTCGAACTGGCACGCGAACTCGCGCGGCACCTCGCCGCCGACCTCGTCGCCGGACCTGCCTGTGGCGTCGCAGCGCCGCTGGCTGCTCAGGGAACTGGGCCTGAAGGGGCTGCGCGCGCTCGAAAATGAGTGGGTGACCGAGGCGCGCCTGGCGCAGCTGCCGCTGCTCGACATGCCGGCCAACTGGCTGGTGATGGGCGGGCGCGGCGCGGGCAAGACGCGGCTGGGCGCGGAATGGGTGATCGCGCAGGCGCGCGGCCTGCCGCCCTTCGCCAGCGCGGCGGCGGGGCGCATCGCGCTGGTGGGCGAGACGCTCGGCGACGTGCGCGAGGTGATGGTGGAGGGGCCGTCGGGCATCCTGACCATCGCGCGCGGCGACCGGCCGCGCTTCGAGGCGTCGCGCAGGCGGCTGGTGTGGGAGAGCGGCGCGGTGGCGCAGTGTTTCTCTTCCGAGGATCCGGAAAGCCTGCGCGGGCCGCAGTTTTGCGTCGCCTGGTGCGACGAGCTGGCGAAATGGCGCCACGACGAGGCGACGTTCGACATGCTGCAGTTCGGGCTGCGGCTGGGCGCGCGGCCGATGCAGATCGTGACGACGACGCCGCGCCCGACGCGGCTGATGAAGCGGCTGCTGGCGGATGCGAGCTTCACGCTGACCCGGCTGTCGACGGCGAGCAATGCGCGGAACCTGGCGCCGGGCTTCGTCGACGCGCTGGAACGGCGCTACGGCGGGACGCGGCTCGGCCGGCAGGAGCTCGACGGCGACTATGTCGAGGACCGCGCCGACGCGCTGTGGACGCGCGCCATGATCGAGAGCGCCGCGATCACCGGCGCGCCGGCAATGGCCCGAATCGTCGTGGCGGTCGACCCGCCGGCGAGCGCGCGAAAGACGTCGGATGCCTGCGGCATCGTGGCGGCGGGGCTGGATCTGGCAGGCGGCGTGGTGGTGCTGGCCGATGCGACGGTCAAGGCGGCACGGCCGCAGGACTGGGCCGGCGCGGCGGTGGCGCTCTATCGCGCGCTGGAAGCCGACTGCCTGCTGGCCGAGGTGAACCAGGGCGGCGACATGGTGGCGGCCGTGATCGCGGCGGCCGATGCAAGCGTGCCGGTGAAGCCGGTCAGGGCGCGGGCGGGCAAATGGCTGCGCGCCGAGCCTGTCGCGATGCTCTACCAGCAGGGCCGGGTGCGCCACGCCGGGCGGTTTGCGGCGCTGGAGGACGAGATGTGCGACTTCGGCCGCGACGGCCTGTCGGGCGGACGGTCGCCGGACCGGCTCGACGCGCTGGTGTGGGCGGTGAGCGAGCTCGTTGCCGGCCGCGCCGTGCCGCGCGTGCACCGGATGGGGTGAGGCCCCTCGAGAGAAAGAGGACAGAGGATGGGATGGACCTGGCCGTGGCGCGCGGGCGCCGCGAACGACGACGCGCGCCCGGTGGAGCGCAAGGAGGCCGGCTACGGCTTCGTGGCGCTGCATGTGCAGGGCGAGGCGCGGTGGTCGCGGCGCGACTATGCCGGGCTGGCGCGCGAGGGCTACATGCGCAACGCGGTGGCGCACCGCGCGGTGCGGCTGGTGGCCGAGGCGGCGGCCGCGATCCCGTGGCTGGTGTTCGAAGGGACCGAGGAGCGGCCGGACCATGCGCTGGCTGGACTGCTGGCGCGGCCGAACGGCAGGCAGGCGGGCGCGGCGTTCCTGGAGACGCTCTACGGCCACCTGCTGATCGCCGGCAACGCCTATGCCGAGCTGGTCGAGGCGCCGGGCGGGCTTGCCGAACTTCACCTGCTGCGGCCGGACCGGGTGACGCTGCGCTGCGGCGCCGACGGCTGGCCGGTGGCGCTGGAGCACCGGACGGGCGCGGCGACGCGCGCCGTGCCGCTGGGCGCGGCGGAGGGGGCGGGCGGGGCCTTGCATCTCAGGCTCTTCCACCCGCTCGACGACCATTACGGCTTTCCGCCGCTGGAGGCGGCGCAGATGGCGCTCGACACGCACAACGCGGCCGGGCGCTGGAACAAGGCGCTGCTCGACAATTCGGCGCGGCCTTCCGGCGCGCTGGTCTACCAGCCCAAGGAGGGAGGCAACCTGACGCCGGAACAGTTCGAGCGGCTGAAGGCCGAGCTCGAGGACGGCTATGCCGGGGCGTCGCGCGCCGGGCGGCCGCTGCTGCTCGAGGGCGGGCTCGACTGGAAGGCGATGGCGCTGTCGCCCAAGGACATGGATTTCCAGGAGGCGCGCAACGGCGCGAGCCGCGACATCGCGCTCGCCTGCGGCGTTCCGCCGATGCTGCTCGGCATTCCCGGCGACAACACCTACGCCAACTACCAGGAGGCCAACCGCGCCTTCTGGCGCCTGACCGTGCTGCCGCTGGTCAACCGCACCGCGGCCGAGTTTTCCGCCTGGCTGGCGCCGCTGCACGGTGTAGGCCTGACGCTGCGGCCCGACCCGGACCAGGTCGACGGCCTGTCCGGAGAACGCGACGCGCTCTGGGCGCGGCTCGGCGCGGCGACGTTCCTGACCGACGCCGAGAAGCGCGAGGCGGCGGGGTATGGGAGCAGGGCAGTAGGGCAGTAGGGCAGTAGGGCAGTAGGGCAGTAGGGCAGTAGGGCAGTAGGGCAGTAGGGCAGTAGGGGAGTAGGGGAGTAGGGGAGTACGGGGGTATCTTATTAGAGGAGTATGGATTGCCCTCCCGGGTGAACTTCCGGACTCCGACTTGCAGAATTTCCGGTCGAATACTTCCCTTACTCCCTTCCTCCCTTCCTCCCTTCCTCCCTTACTCCCCTACTCCCCTACTGCCTTCCCAACACACGGAACAACCGACATGACAGACCTGACGACCGGGTGGCTGTGGGCCGCCAAGGGTGCGGGAGCCGTGGCCGGCTCGGCCATCTCCCTCGCCTACATCCTGCCGAAGGGCAGGCGCGAGGCCGCGGCCCGCTTCGCCGTCGGCGTGACGAGCGGGCTGGTGTTCGGCGGCACGGCCGGCGTGAAGATCGCGGCCGAACTCGGGATCGCCGACCGGCTGGGACCGGCCGAGACGCTGATGATGGGATCGGCCGCGGCAAGCCTGCTCGCCTGGTGGGCGCTGGGCTTCGCGCTGCGGTTCTTCGCCGGGCGCGGAGAGCGCCGCGATGGCTGAGCCCATGCGCCGTCCGGCCGACCTGCTTCTGGCCGAGGTCACCGGATCGGGCGAGTTCTGCGGCTATGCGAGCCTCTTCGGCCGCGTCGACCTCGGCCGCGACATGATGGAGCGCGGGGCGTTCGCGGCGTCGCTGGCGCGGAGCGGCACGGGCGGCATCCGCATGCTCTACCAGCACGATCCGGTCGAGCCGGTCGGCATCTGGCACGAACTGAGGGAGGATGCGCGCGGGCTCTACGTGCGCGGCCGGGTTTCGCGCGCGACGGTGCGTGGCCGCGAGGTGCTGGCGCTGATGCGCGAGGGTGCGCTCGACGGGCTGTCGATCGGCTTCAGGACGGTGCGCGCCCGGCGCGACGCGGCGACCGGCATCCGCCGCATCCTGGAGGCCGACCTCTGGGAAATATCGATCGTGACCTTCCCCATGCTGCCCGGAGCGCGCGTGGAGACGGTGAAGGCCTGGCCGCAGGGCGGGCTGGCCGGGACGATCCGCGCCGCGGCGCGGCGGTTCAACCAAGGCAGGAAAGGCGAGACATGACGGACAAGAGTGGGATCGGCGCGCCGGAGCGCAAGGGTACCGGGGAGGCCGGCGAGATCGCCGCCGCCTTCGGCGAGTTCATGACGACGTTCGAGGCGTTCCGCGAGGCCAATGACGGCAAGCTGGCCGAGATCGAGCGGCGCATGGGCGCCGACGCGGTGACGGTCGACAGGGTCGAGCGCATCTCGCGCGCGCTGGACGAGCAGAAGCGGGCGCTCGACCAGCTCTCCCTGAAGCGCGTGCGTCCGCCGCTGGGCGCAGAGCGCCAGAGCGGGCGCGGCGAGCACGCCGCCGCCTTCGACGCCTATATCAGGCGCGGCGAGGAGCGTCCGATCGCGGCGCTCGACACCAAGGCGATGTCGGGCGGCTCGGGTCCGGACGGCGGCTACGTGGTGCCGGCCGAGATCGAGCAGGAGATCGGCCGCAGGCTAGCGGCGATCTCGCCGATCCGCGGCATCGCCAGCGTGCGCCAGGTGTCGTCGGCGGTGCTGAAGAAGCCGTTCGCCGTGACCGGCCCGGCGGTGGGCTGGGTGGCTGAGACGGCGTCCCGGCCGCAGACCGCGGCGCCGACGCTGGCCGAACTGCAGTTCCCCGCGATGGAGCTCTACGCCATGCCGGCCGCGACGCCGTCGCTGCTGGAGGACGCTGTCGTCGACCTCGACCAGTGGCTGGCGGCGGAAGTGGAGACGGCCTTCGCCGAGCAGGAAGGCACCGCCTTCGTGACCGGCAACGGCACCAACAAGCCGAAGGGCTTCCTCGACTACACCAAGGTGGCCGAGGGGTCCTGGACCTGGGGCAATCTCGGCTACGTGGCGACCGGCGTCGCTGGCGCGCTGCCGGCCTCCAACCCGTCGGACGTGCTGATCGACACGGTCTATGCGCTCAAGGCCGGCTACCGGCAGAACGCGCACTGGGTGATGAACCGCAAGACGCAGGCCGCGATCCGCAAGCTGAAGGACGCCGACGGCAACTATCTGTGGCAGCCCCCTGCGGCTCCCGGCCAGGCGGCACTGCTGATGGGCTTCCCGGTGGTGGAGGCGGAGGACATGCCGGACGCCGGCACCGACGCCACGCCGATCGCCTTCGGCGACTTCCAGCGCGGCTATCTCGTGGTCGACCGCACCGGGGTTCGCGTGCTGCGCGACCCGTACTCCGCCAAACCCTACGTGCTGTTCTACACGACCAAGCGCGTCGGCGGCGGGGTGCAGGATTTCAACGCGATCAAGCTGCTCAAGTACGGCGTGAGCTGATCCCCTCGGCTCATGCCAGCCGGGCGGCGTTCCTCCCCGCGCCGCCCGGCACCCTTCCCGAATTCCGGAGACATTTCATGACCTTGCTGCTGACGGTTGCGCCGGAGGCCGAGCCGGTGACGCTTGCCGAGGCCAAGGCGCATCTGCGCCTGGCGGGCAGCGGCGACGACACGCTGATCGCCGGCCTGATCCGCGCCGCGCGACAGGATGTCGAACGCGCAACGGGTCTCGCCCTGATCGCGCAGGACTGGCGCCTGGTGCTCGACCGCCTGCCGCCCGGCGGGACGGTTCTGATCGGCCGCAATCCGGTCCAAGAAATCCTCGGCGTGACGATCTACGGCAGCGAGGGCGAGGCATCGCTGATCGCGCCGGGCGACATCGAGGTGGATCTCGTGTCGCGGCCGGCGCGGTTGCATGTGGTTTCCCTGCCGCGGCCTCTGCGGATGATGAACGGCATCGAGATCGACTTCCGCGCCGGCTTCGGCGAGGCCGGCACCGACGTGCCGGACGGATTGCGCCGTGCGATCCTGCTCCTGGTCGCGCATTGGTACGAGTTCCGCTCCGGCTACGGACCGGACGACCAGCCCGTGTCCTACCCGCCCGCCTATGCGCGACTGATCGCGCCATTCCGGGAGGTGAGGGTTTAGGGGAGCATTGCGGGCGCCCTCCGCCGGAGGCCACGACGCCCCCTCCGTCGCCTGCGGCGACACCTCCCCCAGGGTGGGGGAGGAAAACCAGGCTGGACGACCGTTGCAGCGCTTTCCTACCCCGACCCGGGGGAGGTGGCCCGGAGGGCCGGTAGGGGTGCTCATCGCGGCGCTACCGCGCTCTCGCGAGATGCGCGGACGGCGAGGAATGGGTCCCGGACAGCCTCGCTCCGCTCGGCTTCCGGGATGACGAAGCAAGAGGTGACAGGCTCATGGCCACGCTATTCATCGAGCCGGGGTCGCTGCGCAGCGAACTGTCGCTGCAGCAGCGATCGACGGCACCGGACGGCATGGGCGGCAGCGTCGCCGGGTGGAGCGAGGTCGCGACGCTCCACGCCCGGATCGAGCCCCTGAGCGACCGCGTCGCGTTCGGGGCAGACAAAACGGCGCAGCGCATCACGCACCGCATCACGTTGCGCCACCGCAGCGGGGTTTCGGCCGGCATGCGGCTGGTGTCCGGCGCGCGCATATTTGCGATTTCAACCGTGCACGACCCGGACGAGAGCGGACGCTACCTCGTCTGCCGGGTCATCGAGGAGGGACCATGAAACTCGCCCTTGCACTCACGCTCGACGGCCTGATCCGCGCGCTGCGCGGCAGGGCGCACCGCGAGGCCGACCGCCTGCCGGTGCAAAAGCCTGTGCCGGTGAAGCGGCTGGTCAAGGAGGCGCCGCGTGACGGCCGCCGCCGCTGAACTGCAGCGCGCGCTGTTCGCGGCGCTGGCGGACGATGCGCCGCTGACGTCGCTGCTCGGCGGCCCGAAAATCTACGACCGCCCGCCGGCGCATGCGGCGTTCCCCTACCTGACCTTCGGGCGGACGGATCTGTTCGACTGGAGCACGGCGACGGAGACGGGGGCGGAAGTGCTGGTGTCGCTGCACGCCTGGTCGAAGGGCGAGGGACGCAAGGAGGCGCTGGCGATCGTCGAGGCGGCGCGCGCGCTCCTGCACGAGACGACGCTGACGCTCGACGGGCATAGGCTGGTCAGCCTGCGCGCGACGGGTGCGGAGACACTCTACGACGAGGACCTCGCGGTCCATCACGGCGTGCTGCGGCTGCGCGCGCTGATCGAGGCCACGGCCTGAACCTTCACCGACGGAGACCAGAATGGCAGCTCAGAAGGGCAGGGACCTCCTGCTCAAGATCGACACCAACGGGCTCGGCAACTTCGTGACCGTGGGCGGCCTGCGCACCAAGCGGCTTGCCTTCAACAGCGAGGCGGTCGACGTGACCAATGCGGATTCGGCCGGACGCTGGCGCGAGCTCCTGGCAGGCAGCGGCGTGCAGCGCGCGGCGCTGGCCGGTTCCGGCGTGTTCCGGGACGCGGCGTCCGACACGCAGATTCGCGGAAAATTCTTCGACGGCGCGATCGTGGACTGGCAGCTCGCCATCCCGGATTTCGGGGTCGTCGAAGGGCCGTTCCAGATCACGGCGCTGGAATATTCCGGCAATCACGACGGCGAGGTCACCTTCGAGATCGCGCTGGAATCGGCCGGCGCCATCAGCTTCGCGGCCGCCTGATGGGAGCGAACAGGCGACGCGGCGAGATCGCCGCCGTGCTGGACGGTAAGGAGCGAAAACTCTGCCTGACGCTGGGCGCGCTGGCGGAGCTCGAGGCGGCCTATGGCGGCGAGGACCTTGCGGCGCTGTTGACGCGCTTCGGATCCGGCCGGCTGGCGGCGAGCGACCTGATCCGGATCGTCGGCGCGGGGCTGCGCGGCGCAGGCGCCGACGTGACCGACGCGGAGGTATCGGCGATGCAGGCCGAAGGCGGTGCGGCCGGCATGGCGCGCATCGCGGCCGACCTTCTGGCGGCGAGTTTCGCGGCGGAGCCCGCCTCGCCAAACCCTCAGGTGCCGCGCCCGGGCAAGCCTTTCCCTGGCGCGGCCTGATCGGCGCCGGGCTCGGCGTCCTGCGGCTGGCGCCCGCCGCCTTCTGGTCGATGACGCCGCGCGAGATTTCAATCGCGCTCGGGCTCGACCGGACGGCCGACGTTCCGGCGCGCGACGAACTCATGGCGCTGATGCGCGCCTTTCCCGACCGCCAGACGGAGGATGAGAGATGACCGAGGAGACGGTGACGCTCAGGGCCGACATCGGCCCGTTCATGGCGGAACTGGAGAATTTGCAGGGGCTGGCCGACGGCTTCGGCCGCGCGCTGACGCAGGCGCTGAAGAGCGCCGTGGTCGGCGGGCGCGAGCTGGAGGACGTGCTGCGCTCGCTGGCGCTGAGCCTCGCCGGCATGGCGCTGAACAAGGCGCTCGCCCCGCTCGGCAGCCTGTTCGGCTCGCTGTTCCAGGGCATGTTCTCCGGGCTGACGCCCTTCGCCAAGGGCGGCGTGTTCGGAGGGGTGGCCAACGCGCCGACCGGCTTCGGTTTTGCCGGCGGGCTCGGCGTGATGGGCGAGGCGGGACCGGAGGCGATCATGCCGCTGGCGCGCGGCGCAGACGGGCGGCTGGGGGTCGCGGCGGGCGGGGCCGCGGCACCGGTCAACGTGGTGTTCAACGTCACGGCAACCGACGCGGGATCGTTCCGCAAGTCGGAGGCGCAGGTGACGGCGATGCTGGCGCGCGCGGTGTCGCGCGGCGGCAGGCGGCTGTGAGGGCGGCCCGATGAGCGCGCCCGACGCCTTCCACGACGTGCGATTCCCGACGACCATCTCCTTCGGGGCGACGGGTGGACCCGAACGCCGCACCGAGATCGTGTCGCTGGTTTCCGGGCAGGAGAAGCGCAACGCCCGCACCGCGCTGTCGCGCCGCCGCTACGACGCGGCGACGGGACTGCGCTCGCTCGCCGACCTCGAGACGCTGGTGGCGTTCTTCGAGGCGCGGCGCGGGCCGCTGACCGCGTTCCGCTTCCGCGACCCGTTCGACTGGAAGTCCTGCGCGGTCGGCGAGACGCCGGCGCAGGGCGACCAGGCGCTCGGGACCGGCGACGGGCTGACGCGGCGCTTCGCGCTGGTGAAACGCTACGGCACGGGCGGCGACGCCTACCTGCGGCCGATCCGCAAGCCTGTGGCGGGCACGCTGCGCGTCGCGGTGGCGGGCGTGGAGGCCGCACCCGGCGATTTCGCCTTCGACGACGCGACAGGCGAGGTCGTGTTCGTGCCGGGCAAGGCGCCGGGCGACGGCGCGGCGGTGACCGCCGGCTACGAGTTCGACGTGGCGGTGCGCTTCGACACGGATCGCATCGAGGTCGGCATCCGCGCCTTCAAGGCGGGCACGATCCCCTCCATCCCGCTGGTCGAGGTGCTGCCGTGAGCGAACTGCCCGAGGCGCTGGCCGCCCATCTGGCACGGACCGCGACCACGCTTTGCCAGTGCTGGATCCTGACCCGGCGCGACGGAACGGTGCTCGGCTTCACCGACCACGATCGCGCGCTGGCGGTGGCGGGCGTGACCTGCCGGCCGCAGACCGGATTCACGCCGAGCGAGCTGACCGACCGGCTGGGGCTCGCGATCGACACCGTCGACGTGGAAGGCGCGCTCTCAGACGCGGCGATCGCAGAGGCGGACATCGCAGCCGGGCTCTACGACGGCGCGAACGTCGCGACCTACCTGGCGGACTGGAACGACCCCGGCGGCGCTGCGCTGCTGCGCCGGGCGGAGATCGGCCGCATCACGCGGCGCGACGGCGCGTTCGCGGCGGAACTGCTCGGCCCGACGCACCGGCTGGAGCGGGTGCACGGCCGGCGCATGACGCGGGCCTGCGACGCCGAGCTCGGCGACGCGCGCTGCGGCTTTTCTCTGGCCGCGCCGGGGTTTTCCGGCACGGGGACGGCGACATTGGTGAGCGGGGACCTGGTGACGGCCGGCGGCCTCGACGGTTTTTCCGACGGCTGGTTCGCGGGCGGCATCGCGACTTGGACCAGCGGTGTGCGCGAGGGTTCCAGCGACCGTGTCGTGGCGCACCGCAAGGCGGGCGCGACGGTGACGCTGGCGCTCGACATGCCGGCCGGCGTGCCGCCGCAGGCGGGCGACGCGTTCGCCATCGTGGCGGGCTGCGACAAGAGCTTCGCCACCTGCAAGGCGAAGTTCGCCAACGCGCTGAATTTCCGGGGCTTTCCACACCTGCCGGGCAACGATGCGGCGTACGGCTACGTGGCCGACGGCATGGTGTTCGACGGCGGACCGCTGGTGCCATGAGCGCTACAGGAGCTGTAGTCGAGGCGGCCGTGAGGCTCTGGCTCGGCACGCCCTATCGGCACCAGGGGCGCAGGCGCGGCGTCGGCTGCGACTGTCTCGGGCTGGTGCTCGGCGTCTGGCGCGACGTCTATGGCAGCGCGCCCCGCGCGCCGGCCGACTATGCGCCCGACTGGGCCGAGGCCGAGCCGGCGGACCTGCTGCTGGCCGCGGCTCGGGCGCATTGCCGCGAGAAGCCGGTGGCGAAGCTTGCGGGCGGCGACCTCGTGCTGCTGCGCTGGAAGGCAGGGCAGCCGGCGCGCCATGCCGGCATCGCGACCGGAGACGGCAGCCACTTCATCCACGCCTATCACGGCTCGGCCGTGGTGGAATCGGCGCTGGTGCCGTCCTGGCGGCGGCGTATCGCCGGCGTCTTCGCCTTCCCCGACCTTTCCTGATCTGGAGTTCCGATGGCGACGATCCTGCTGCAGGCGGCCGGGACCTTCCTCGGCGGCCTCTTCGGTCCGTTCGGCGCGCTGCTCGGGCGTGCGGCGGGCGGGCTCGCCGGCTATGCGCTCGACCGCGCGCTGATCGACGGCACGCGCAGCATCGAGGGGCCGCGGCTTTCGAGCGCGCGGCCGTTCACGGCGGAGGAGGGCGCTCCGATCCCTCGGCTCTACGGCACCGCGCGGCTCGGCGGCACGCTGATCTGGGCGACGCGCTTCGAGGAGGTGAAGACCAAGAAGCGACAGGGCTTCAAGGGCGGGCCCCGCACGACGGAATACAGCTACTTCGCCAACGTCGCCTTCGCGCTCTGCGAGGGCGAGATCGCCGCCGTGCGCCGCGTCTGGGCCGACGGGCGCGAGGTCGACCGTACGACGATCGAACTGCGCGTGCATTCGGGCTCGCAGACGCAGCCAGCCGACCCGCTGATTGCAGCCAAGCAGGGCGCCGGCAACGCGCCGGCCTATCGCGGGCTCGCCTACGTGGTGATCGAGCGGCTGCCGATCGGCGACTACGGCAACCGCATCCCGCAGTTCCAGTTCGAGGTGGTGCGGCCGCTCGGAAAACTGCGCTGGCGGACGCGCGCGGTGGCGCTGATCCCCGGCGCGACCGAGTACGGCTTGTCGCCGGCGCTGGTGACGCGGAGCCCGCGCGAGGGCGAGACGATCGCCGAGAACCGCCACGTGCTGTTCGCGGGCTCGGATTTCGTCGCCTCGCTGGACGAGCTGCAGGCGCTCTGCCCATTGCTCGAGCACGTCGCGCTGGTGGTGGCCTGGTTCGGCGACGATCTGCGCGCTGGCGAATGCCGCATCCGGCCGGGCGTGACCGCGCTGGAGAAGCCCGGCCTGTCGCATGCCTGGAGCGTCGGCGGCGTGGCGCGCGCGGATGCCCACCTGGTCTCGACGCATGAGGGTGGCGCGGCCTATGGCGGCACGCCATCCGACGCCTCGGTGGTCGCGGCGATCGCGGAGCTGCGGAATCGCGGTCTGAAGGTCACCCTCTATCCCTTTGTTATGATGGATGTTCCGGCCGGCAACGCGCTGCCCGATCCCTATGGCGGCGTGGCGCAGGCTGCCTATCCCTGGCGCGGCCGCATCACCTGCGACCCGGCGCCGGGACGGCCGGGCACGGCGGACAAGACCGCTGCGGCGCGCACGCAGGTCGCGGACTTTCTTGGGCACGCCGAGGTCGGCGACTTCGCGGTCGCCGGTGGCGCGGTGGACTATTCGGGCGCGGCGGACGATTGGGGCTACCGCCGCTTCCTGCTGCACATGGCGCATCTGGCAAAGGCGGCCGGCGGCGTCGACGCCTTCCTGATCGGGTCCGAACTGCGCGGGCTCTCGACGCTGCGCGACGGTGCCGGCGACTGGCCCTTCGTCGAGGCGCTCTGCGCGCTGGCCGACGAGGCGCACGGCGTATTGGGTGACGACACGGCCGTTACCTATGCCGCCGACTGGAGCGAGTATTTCGGCCACCAGCCGGCGGATGGCACGGGCGATGTGTTCTTCCACCTCGACCCGCTCTGGGCGCGGCCCTCCGTAGCCGCCGTCGGCATCGACAATTACATGCCGCTGTCCGACTGGCGCGACGCGGATGCGGGCGGCGCCTCGCCGGACGGGGCCTACGGCCCCTACGACCGCGCGGCGCTGACGGCTGCGATCGCGGGCGGCGAGGGCTTCGACTGGTACTACGCGTCCGAGGAAGACCGGGCCGCGCGGCTGCGCACCGAGATCACCGACGGCGCACACAGCAAGCCGTGGGTGTTCCGCTACAAGGATCTCGTTTCCTGGTGGTCGAACCCGCATGTGAACCGGCCGGGCGGCACGGAGGCCGGCGCGCCGACCGCATGGGTGCCGATGAGCAAGCCGATCTGGTTCACCGAGCTCGGGTGCCCGGCGGTCGACAAGGGACCGAACCAGCCCAACCTGTTCCCCGATCCGAAATCGGCCGAGAACGGCGTGCCGCATTTTTCCGACGGTGGGCGCAGCGACCTCGCCATGAGCCGCTTCCTGGAAGCGCATGGCGACTGGTGGGACCCCGGCGTGCCGGATTTCGAGGCGGGGCGAAACCCGATCTCGCCGGTCTATGGCGGGCGGATGGTCGACCATGAACGGTCCTATCTCTGGGCCTGGGACGCGCGCGCCTTTCCCGCCTTCCCGCAGCGCGGCGACATCTGGGGCGACAGCGCCAACTGGGCGCGCGGCCACTGGCTGAACGGCCGGCTCGGCAATCCCGATCTGGAATCGCTTCTGAACGCGATCCTCGCCGATCACGGCGAGCCGCAGGCCGATGCGTCGAGAGCCGATGGCGGCGTGGTGGGCTACGTCATCGACGAGCCGGGCTCGGCGCGCGCAGCGCTGGAACCGCTGGTCGAGCTGTTCGACCTCACCGTGGGCGGCACGGCGGACGGGCTGGTGTTCGAGAGCGCGACGGCGGCGCGCGAGGTGGCGTTCGATCCGGGCGGTATCGTGCTGCCCGACGATGGCGTGGCGGTCGAAGCGGTGCGCGAGCCGGACGGCGACGCGCCGGGTCAGGCGGTGCTGATGTTCCGCGACGCCTTCGCCGACTACCAGGCCGTGGCCGCGCGCGCGGCGGTGCCGGGCGGCGGCGACCGGCAGGAGATCTTTGCGTTTCCGGGCGTGCTGGAACGCTGGCAGGCGAACGGACTGGCGGGTGCGTGGCTGCGCCGCGCTTCAGGCGGGCGCGAGCGAGTGACGCTTTCGGTTGCCGGCCATGCGCCGGGGATCGGACCGGGCGCGCTGATCCGGCCGCGCGGACCGGCCGACCGGCTCTACCGCGTCACGCAGGTCGAGGACGGTGCGGTGCGGCGGATCTCGGCGCGCCGGCACGTCGCCACGCTGCCGCGGCCTTCCGGCGGGCAGCCGGAGCCGGGACCCGTGCCGCCGCTTGTGCATGTCGGGCGCCCGCGCGCGCTGCTGCTCGACCTGCCGGCGCGCTCGGCCGAAGGCGCGCCGCAGGATCAGCTGCGGGTCGCGGCGTGGCAGAAGCCGTGGCGGCGCCTCGCCGTGCTGGCCTCGCCGGACACCAGCGGCTTCATCCTGCGGGCGACGCTCGACGAACCGGCGGCGATGGGCCGGCTGACCGAGGCGCTGACGGGTTCCTTCAGCGGCCGCGTCGACCGGCGCCGGGCGCTGACCGTGCGGCTGGACGAGGCCGAGGCGGCGAGCGTCAGCCGGCTGCAGCTGCTGAACGGCGCCAATGCGCTGGCCGTGCGGGCGCAGAACGGCGTCTGGGAAATCCTGCAGTTCGAGGCGGCGGACGAGATTTCGCCCGACATCTGGCGGCTGACCGGCCTGCTGCGCGGGCAGCTCGGCACCGAGGACGCGATGCTGGCCGGCGCGGCAGTAGGCGCGGACGTCGTCCTGCTCGGCGATGCCGTGGCGCCGGCCGGGCTGGCGGCGAGCGAGATCGGCCTCCCGATGCGCTGGCGGATCGGCGCGGCGGGTGCCGAGGTGACGCCCGTGAGCCATGCCGAGATCGAGGCGACCGGTGGCATGCGCGCCCGCCTGCCGCTGGCACCGGTACATCTGCGCTGCAGGCGCCGCGCCGATGGCGGGCTCGACTTCTCCTGGGTGCGGCGCGGGCGGCTCGACGCCGACGACTGGGCTGCGATCGACATCCCGCTCGGCGAGGAGAACGAGGCCTACCGTATAGAGATCGCCGCGCCCGGCGGTCCGGCGCTGCGCACGGCCGATGTCGCCACGCTCGGCTGGACCTACCCTGCCGGGCAGATCGCCACCGATTTCGGCACGATGCCGGCGCTCGTCGACCTGACCGTGCGCCAGCGCGGGCTCGCCGGCCTCGGCCTGCCGGCGACGCGCCGGCTGTCGACCTGAACCGCTTTCCGCAGATCAAACGCAAACGATGGAGACGATCATGAACGAGCAGGACAAGCCCTGGTACGGCTCGCGCACCGTTTGGGCGGCGCTGGTGACCATCGCGGCGGGCGGCGCCGGCGCGGCCGGGCTGACGATCGCCGAGGGCGAGCAGCAGGCGCTGATCGACGGCCTGCTCGGCGCGGTGACGGCCATCGCCGGGCTGGTGGCGCTTTTCGGGAGGTTGGCGGCACGGCGGAGGATTGGGTAGCTAAATTCCGATAGCGCCTTGATAACCTTCTACAGCTAGGCTCATGACATGGCTCTAAGCGTAACTTTAAACGATCAAGTAATCTTTCACGTGGCCGATGGCCAAAGTGTGCTGGTGCCGTTTGATGAAGACGAGCGCACCAAGGCGTTTCACGCCCTTACTGGCGCGCTCGCTGTGTTGGCTGGCATTACGCCGCTATGTCAATCCTACGCCACGGAAGGCGCGAAGGATGAATGCCTTGCAGAAAACGCACAATATCCCGGCGGCCATAGATCCGGTGTCGTCGTGCCCCTAAGAGCACGACAGGCTGACCAAGCCTCAGACTGAGGGAGGCCACCAAATCGTCCGCCGAATGCCCATTGTCGATAACGTGATCTTGCACGCAAGCGACCGCGAAATTTACGCCTTGCTCTCGTACCAGTGCGATTTGCTACTGTGCCATCAGGTTGCTCCCTGGCGCGAAGCGGCGATGTCCTTACTGGAAGGAAACTTCCGACCCTTCAGGATTTCATTCACGCGTCCAGGGTTCACTCTGAAAGACGCGGCGATATGATGCTGATACTCGCCTGACCAGTACCGGTTCCAGATGGCGACTGCATCGTCAGGGGTCAGCCGGTAGGGCTGTGGATAGGTGGTCAATTTCTTAGTCCTTTGGTTCGAAAGGACCGGTTTGGGGTTGACTGAAATCCCAATGCGGATAAGGGTCCGCGTGTGATCACATTCCGACCCCAACCGGTCGGGTTTATGCTTGAGGTCGGCGCGACTAGTCCTCGCGCCGACCTTTCTATTTCAGCGATTCTGCAGCAGCTGTCGAATCGGGCTAGGGCGCTCCAAGCCGATATTCTCGGTTTTCCACAACCGAATTTGTTCGTGATGCGTTCTGACATCCGACGGGAGCCGAAAACCTTCCTGCGAATTTCGGATTTGCGGTTCTCGGCGGCGACGTCCTTGAAGGGTCGGCGACTCTCACCGCATGGCTGGATTGACTCTCCGGAACAAGTGATCGAGCTTGTATGTACCCGGTCCGGTAAAGCAGAAGCGGCGATGTCACGCACAATCCACACGGTGGTCTTCAAGGACGGCGACATCTTTGTCGCGTCGGGCGTCGAGCTCGATGTCGCGGCGCAGGGCAAGACCGAGGCCGAGGCGATGGCTCGGCTCGATCTCGTGCTGAATGCCGAGATCAGGCAAGCCGCCGAGTCCGGTCGGGACGTGTTCGATCTCGGCCCGGCGCCCGAGAGCATTCTCCGGCGTTTCAAGTCAGACGACAACGTTGCCACGCACGAACGCCTCGTGGCGTAGCCATGCCGACGCTCGGCGCGTACATGCGCTGGCTCGAGTCGATCGGCGGCAAGTACCGCAGCGGCATGCAGGCGGACCAGCAGCGCGGCATGGTTCCGGTGACGAAGCTGATCGGTCCGGACGGCCGGCATGTGATCGTTCCCGGGAATGACCAGTCGGAAGTTCTGTCGACCTACTATGTCGAGTATCTGGATCGCCGCCTGGGCGTGCTGTCGCCGTTTCGATCGGTGCCACGTTCGTAG